TACTACCCAGAAGAAGGTTTCTGGGAGGGGAAAATGACCCGGTGGGGATTTGGTGTGAATTCACGTGTCGCTGCGGCAAACGAACTCCCGGGATTCAGTTTTGTATGGGTCCCGGGAATCGGTTTGAGACAAGTCTTGGACACAGGTGCGGATTCAAACGATCGCCTTGCACGAACCCCACCAGTGTGTAAAAAGACTGGTCGACCAGTTCGGGAAAGCGCAGACCACTGGCTCGATCTCTGGGAACCTCAAAAAGGGATTCTGGGAATTGAGTCAGATGTCCGAGGCGTGCTCGGAATACCCGGTCGTATGGATGTTCGTTGGAAACACGGATATGCACCAGAGAGGACGTGGCTTAATTGAGTCTGTTCGAGGGAAAACACCCACAGTTGGTTGAAGACGTTACAGCCGTTCTTGGACCCCACGTAGGACAGTCGTTTTTGGGATTGGGAAAGAGAGACGTGGTTGGGGTTGAAAAGTCTCGGCATCAGCCGTCTCAGCTCGAGGGTTGGATGACGGCATTGAGTATGACATTTAGTCTTCAGTTTTGGCACATGGTCAAGATATTGGAAGCAAAGCCACAGAGGGTCTTGGACGTGGGATGTGGACCAGACGGATGGGTGCCGAGAGCTCTCGCAGAGAATCGCTTCTTTCCAAGCTACATTGCTGTGGACATGGCGAATTATGTGGACACGTATCGAAACCGAAAGAACATGTGGTTCGTGCAGTGTGATGCTGTGAACTTCTGGCCATTCGCAGACGGGTCGATTGACTGGGTTGTTTTTAGCGAAGTTATTGAACACGTTGAGTGTGAAGATGGAATGACTTTTCTGAAGAATATCTCTCGTGTCTTGAGGGTGGGTGGGTCGGTTGGATTAACCACACCTCTGAAAGCAGACTGGAGGGATGAAGAGGGAGACCGAGAATGGTTTGGGCATGTCTACTACTGGGACCAGGAGGAGCTTTTGGATGCGCTTGCCTGTCTGGGTCTGGAGGTCGTAGAGATGT